CGGATCTGTCAATCAGGTTTGGTCGTAAGGTCAAGAACCTTATGGAGACAAAGGAATATCAAAGCCTGTTTGACGTTCGACTAAGGTCTGACTCCAAGGCTGCGTATCGCTGGGAGACAGATGATGGGGGTGAATACTACGCTGCGGGTGTTGGCGGCAACATTGCAGGTCGTGGCGCTGATCTCTTCATCGTTGACGACCCTCATTCAGAGCAGGATGCTATGTCACCTACGGCGCTTGAGAATGCGTGGGATTGGTATACTTCCGGCCCTCGCCAGCGTCTTCAGCCGGGTGGTGCGATTATTCTTGTCATGACACGGTGGGGTGAGAACGACCTTACCGCCCGTCTTTTGAAACAGGCCGCCAAAGACCCAAAGGCTGACCAGTGGGAAGTGATCGAACTCCCTGCAATCTTGGAAAGCGGTGCTGCGCTTTGGCCGGAATACTGGAAACTTGAGGAGCTTGAGAAGATCAAGGCTTCAATTCCGCTGACACAGTGGAATGCCCAGTACATGCAGAAGCCGACGTCTGACACGGCTGCAATCATTAAGCGCGAATGGTGGAGACCTTGGACCAAGGACGACATTCCAAGGCTCCATTATGTCATGCAGAGTTACGATACCGCGTTCCTGAAAACTCGGACCGCTGACTTTACGTCGATTCAGACGTGGGGTGTTTTCTACCCCAAGGAGGACGCACCCCCTAACGTAATTCTTCTTGATGCGAAGAAGGGTCGGTGGGAGTTCCCTGATCTGAAGCGCATTGCTTTTGAAGAAAACAAGTACTGGGACCCTGAGGTGATCTTGATCGAAGCGAAGGCGGCGGGGTTGCCCTTGACCCAAGAACTTCGGTCCTCGGGCATTCCGGTGGTGAATTTTACACCGAGTCGGGGTAATGATAAGCACGCTCGTATGAATGCGGTGGCCCCACTATTCGAGGCAGGAATGGTGTGGTATCCTGAAACATCTTGGGCTGAAGAGGTCATTGAGGAAATGGCTGCGTTCCCGTTTGGGGAACATGACGACCACTGTGACGCCGCGACACAAGCTTTGATGCGGTTCAGGCAGGGTGGGTTTTTAACACACCCCGAAGATCTGGTTATTGAGCGGGTCGAACGGGAAGTGAAAAGGATTTATTACTGATGGCTCGGTCCCCCTTTAACAACGTAGAAAAATCAATTGGCTCCGGCACCCTTGATGGTATGCGGGACGACGCGATGGGGGATGTTGAACACGAGGGAGCATTTGCTGAAATTGAAGATGCTCCTGAGAACGAGCCAGACGTTGTTGAGGAAGAGGACTACGTCGCTGACGTAGAGTTCTCGGCAAATCTTGCTGAACACCTCCCTGAAAAGATCCTGCAAAAGATTGTGAAGGATCTGGACGATCTGATCACGGAAGATGATCGCGGTCGTGAGGAATGGAAGCATATGTACGAGAAGGGCATGGTCCTTCTTGGCTTGAATTATGAAGAGCGTACTGAGCCGTTTGACGGCGCAACCGGTGTCACGCACCCGATCCTCAACGAAGCTGTCACGCAGTTCCAAGCTCAGGCGTACAAGGAAATGCTGCCGTCAGGTGGCCCTGTTCGCACCGTTGTCATCGGCAAGGTGACACCGGAGAAGGAAGCGCAGGCTGACCGCGTCAAGACGTTCATGAACTACCAGATCACGCAAGTGATGGAAGAGTATGATCCTGACTTTGACCAGATGCTCTACTTCTTGGGCTACGGCGGATCGATGTTCAAGAAGGTCTATTATGATGACTATCTTGGTCGTGCGACCAGCCCGTATATCCAGCCGAAGGACTTGATTGTACCATACGCTGCCCGTGACCTTCTGACAGCAGAGCGTGTCACGCATGTTTTGAAGTATTCACCCAACGAGTTGAAGCGCCTTCAGGTCAACGGATTTTACAGGGACATCGCACTTGGCAAACCGTGGGCAGGTGGCAAAGACGAGATCCAAGAACGGATCAACCGCACGACGGGCGTCGATGACCCCGTGGAGCCGAACGAATATACGTTGCACGAGTGCCATTGCTATCTGGATATTGAGGGTTTCGAAGACAAAGACGAAAACGGTGATGAGACCGGTCTTCAGGTTCCATATGTGGTGACCTATGAAAAGACTTCGTTACAGGTCTTGTCGATCCGTCGGAACTGGAGCGAAGATGATCTTAAGAAACGTAAGCGACAGTTCTTTGTCCATTATAAATTCTTGCCGGGACTTGGGTTCTATGGATTTGGACTCGTTCATCTTCTGGGCAATCTCAGTCGGGCTTCTACCTCTATTCTTCGCCAGTTGGTTGACGCTGGAACTCTTGCGAACCTTCCTGCCGGGTTCAAGGCCCGAGGTCTGAGGATCGAGGACCAAACCCCGATTCAACCCGGCGAGTGGCGCGATGTCGATGCCCCGGGCGGCGACCTTGCAGCCAACCTGTTACCTCTTCCTTATAAGGAGCCGTCGGCAACTCTGTTCCAGTTGCTTGGTTTTTGTATTGGGGCGGCGGAGAAATTTATTGGGACCACGGACCTTGGAATGGGTGAATCCAACCAAGAGCTTCCTGTTGGTACGACGATTGCGTTGTTGGAGCGTGGCTCGCGTGTCATGTCAGCGGTCCACAAGCGGATGCACTTTGCCCAGATGCAGGAGCTGAAGCTTCTTGCTGATGTGTTTGCTGAGTATCTTCCTCCTGAATATCCTTATGAAGTTCAGGGTGCTGATGTCACGGTCAAGGCTCAAGACTTCGATGGCCGCATCGATGTCTTGCCTGTAAGCGACCCGAACATCTTCTCTATGACACAGAGGATTACGCTGGCGCAGCAGCAGTTGCAGCTCGCCCAGCAGGCTCCCCAGATGCACAATATGTACGAGGCATATCGTCGTATGTATTCGGCGTTGGGTGTCACGGACATTGACATGGTACTTCCGCCCCCTCCAAAGCCTGTGCCGGAAAGCCCTGCTCTGGAGAATGCGCGGTCGCTGGTTATTCCGTCGGGCGGTCAACCTTTGAAGGTGTTCCCGGACCAAGATCACATCGCCCATATCCAAACGCATATTGGCTTTATGAAGCTTCCTTTGTTGCAAGCTTCTCCTGCGGTGTATGGCGTTCTTCTGTCCCACGTCCTCGAACATCTGTCCTTGGCTGCACAGCAGCAAGTCGTGTTGCAGATGCAGCAGCAGGGCATCAACATGATGTTGCAGCCGCATGAGATGGAAGTCGAGGTGGCTAAGGCTGAAGCGGGTATGCTTGCTCAGTTGATGCAGCAGCTTGCTCCTCCGCAGGGTCCAGATCCGTTGATCCAGATCCAACAGCAGAACTTGGCTTTGAAAGCGCAAGACATCCAGAACAAGGCGACGAATGATCAACAGAAGGTCGCTTTGGAACAGCAGAAGATGGCGCAAAAGGCTTATCAGGATCAGGAACGGTTGCAGTCCAATGAGGACATTGCACAGCTTCGTGCCAACACGGCGATGCAGCGCGTAGCCGCTAATAAGATGATGAGGCAGTGATGGCTGATACGTGGGACAATCCTCGTGCCGGTGACACACCCGGTTTTGGTACGGGTGGTGGTGGATCATTAGGTGGCGGCGGCGGATATGGTGTGGATCGCGGTGGTGGTCTGGCAAGTCCGTCTGGTCCCAGTGGTTGGGAATCACAGGGCCGAGGTTCGAATGTCACTGACACACGTCCTCAGTCTCCTGCCGAATCAGCGGGCGGCGGTGGACCGGGAGCACCTACATACTTTGGAAGTCCTTCAATTATTCAAGGTGGTGGCGCGGGTCAGATGTATTTTCCTGCGACCGGTGGTCAGATGCCCACGGTCGGAGTTCCGCAGGTCAACATTCCGTTCTTTGCTGGCGTTGGAAACTATACGGTAAGCCCACAATCCTTGGGTATGCCTTCGATTTTGATGAATCAGTTCTCGTCTAAGGCGACGAATGCGTATTTACCACAGGCTCCGGGTCCGATTAGGTCACAAGCTTACACAACTCCGACGATTAACGTGACACCGACTGACTCTGGTGTGCCGTTCTTTGGCTCAGAACAGGGGATGAGGCAGACAAATGTGCGGCCCTTGGACCTCGGACCTTCTTATGGGTCAAGTTTTGAGAAGTATTCTGACCCGCAAGCTACGAAGGACTACATTTCTAAACTTGAAACGGAGGGTAAGGTACCTCCAAACACGGTTTTGAAGCTTTATGGCGCTGAAAGCGGGTACGGAAACGCAAAAAATGCGTTTAATTTGTCGTCTGGACCCTCTGGACCGTTCCAATTTGATGCAACAACTGGTGCAAAGTACGGTCTTGTAGGCGAAGGCTTTGATTATCGGCTTGATTTTGAGAAATCAGCGCAGGCTGCTGCAAAATATGCAAAGGATATTTCAAATTCCTTGTCTCCAACGCTTGGACGACAGCCAACTGCTGGCGAAATCGGGCTTGGTTACAACCAAGGAATCGCCGGGGCGAAGGCACTATTGTCAAATCCGAATGCTTCGGCAGCGGAAGCCCTTGCTCCGGCGTATAAGGGCAATATCGATGCGGCTCGTCGTGCAATTATTAACAATGGTGGTGATCCTGACGCTCCTGCTAGTCAGTTCACCGGCAAGATGACGTCTTACTATCAAGGTCAGACAACAGAGCCTAAGACTTTGCTGGCTGGCTTGTCAGATGTGTTTACTGGTGTTGGTCAAACAACGGCTGATCTCGCTAAAGCAGCCTTGTCAGCGCCTGCCGCATTTGCTGACACGCTTGAATCATTACTTGTGACACCGGCTCAGGCAAAGGAAGCTCCTTTTCCGAACCCTGTCACACGTTCATTTAAGGAAGCTGGATCTCCTGCTGATGTCTTTAGAGGCTCTATGGCGGCGGCTCCTCTTGGTCCAAACGATGGATTTGCTGTGCCGGGAGGGCAGCAAACGGCGGCGCAAGCAGCGTCGTCGAGTCCACAGACCTTCGGGGATTGGCTTGGCAGTTTGTTTGATACTAGTGGTCGGATTAAGGAGCTTGAGGCCCAAGGCCGCACCTCAACCTATCCAACCTTTGGAAACAACAATCCAGACGCTGATTGGAATGCTGCGGATGCGAAGCAATGGTATGCAGACCAGTATACTGGCGGCGACGTAAGCAAGGTTAAATCCCGAATCGTGGACTTTGGGCAGGGTCCTGTAGTAGATTACTATGCAAAGGATCTCGGGGAAAAAATCTTTGGCGATTTAGGTCAAGGTATTGCCTCGTTGTTTGGTGGCAAGTCAGAAAGCTCAAACGATAGTAACCTTTCTGACGATGAATACTTCCGTAGATACGGACGTAAAAGAGGAGATTAACATGACCTACCCGATTAAGAGTTCAAAGACTCAAACGCCTAAAATTGATAACATGGTTCAGGTAATTGAAGGCCAAGGCAGTGTTCCGTTGAGACAGATGCAGGAATGTTCAGTTCCACCGGCACCATCAAAGGGTGACATGAAGGCTCGTGGCTTTGGCGCGATGCTTCGGTCACAAATGTTCAAGGTCCGATAATGGACCCTTTTACGATACTGGCTGGTGCTACTGCTATCTATAACGGCTTGAAGTCTGCGGTGAGCGCGGGCGAAGACGTTGTAGATACGGCGCACCGTGTCAGCAATCTCATGTCAGAGGTTGCAAAAGTCGTGCAGCTTGTCTCGCTGCCACGAAAGAAAAGACTGTTTCAGTCTACTGAAGACTTTGAAGCCGAGGCAATGAAGCTTTACAGCGCCAAGGCTAAGGCCAACCAACTGGCTCTGGATGCAAAGAACCTGTTTATTTCCCAACATGGGAAAAGTGCTTGGGATTATATCCAGAAACAGGTTGCTGAGATGAAAAAGGAAGCCGCCCGTCAGGCGCGATTAGAAGCAGAAGCTGCGGAAGAAGCAAGAAAAGATGCAATCTTTGTGGGTAGCATTGTTGGTGGGCTTATTCTTGCTATGGGTGTTATTGGGTTAATTATTGTTCTTAGGGGGGCATGAGCATGGATATCCTCAAAACATTTGGACCATTGATTGGTTCAGTTGCTCCTACGATTGCTACCGCTCTTGGCGGACCGGTCGCCGGGATGGCTGTCAAGGCTTTGTCAGGCGCTTTGTTTGGTCATGACGAGGCGTCGGCTGACGATATTAAAACTGCTCTCGCTAATCCGACAGC